CATTCTCGATGATTTTAATATCGCGTGGTTCTACCAACCAAGTGTTACATTCTTTGTACCAGTTAATCTTTACTGATGCTGGTACAACAATTAAGACAGTTTGTAGTTGCACAGCATTTATAACACCAATAGCTTGGATTGTTTTACCTAAACCCATTTCATCAGCAATTAGTGTAGCTGATCTTTTTGATGCAAATTCTATGCCAGCTTTTTGATAAGGGAAGTAATCTAAACCTTCTGGTGATTTGATTACAAGGTCAGATGATATAGCTAATGATTCTTCAATCTTATTATTATCATCTCGCAAACGCTTACAGATCCAATTGCCATCATCGTCTTTAGTAATGGTAATGCCAGCTTTTCGCAACTCAGCTTTCTTAGCTTGATATATTGCCCAAAAATCTTGATTGTCTTTTTCTATTTTGGCAATAGAGAGAAACCGCCCATCTTCTTGGACTGTTTCTTCACCAAACTCTAAAGGTAATTTAAAAGTTTTATCTTCCATTACCATTCCTCTCTTTTAGTTAAAAATTTGTTTAATGATTCTGGACTATAAAATCTTTTAAGTTTTGATTTAATGCTTGCTTGACAAATGTATTGATTCACATTAGAAAAATACATTACCATTTTTTTATCAAAACTCCCTTGAACTTGACAGCTAAGTGCATTACCACTTGTGTAATTCACCATAGATATAATTTTACCTCTACCGCAATTTGTTTGAAAAACATTACCGCGACCACATTCATATCCATGAGCTATACCAACATCTATAAAATCTAAAAAAACAGTTTTAAATGCATCCGATTTTTTAAAAATATTATTAATAATATATTCCATTTCTTCTCTATCATTTAAAAAGTTTTTTCCCCTTCTCCATGCGGGAATAAAAAAGGCTGCGTCAAATTTTCTTCTTTCTTCGATAGATAAAGTTCTGCATTTACCTATAATAATTCGTTGTTCGCCACAACTTTGATTTATATTTAATTTGTCCATTTTTATTCCTTTTTGTTATTTAAAATACTATCCACATATATATACTAACATATGTATAAAAAAGTACAACTTTTAATACAATTAATTTACATTTATTTTAGGCATAAAAAAAGGGTGCTTTCGCACCCTTAATCAGTAGTTGAGTAATAAACCCTACTGTTGGTTCGATTTAAGCACCTTGAGATCCGTAGATTCCACGCCAGTTGCTCCAGCCAAAGCTGTAGCGTTCGCGTGCTTTATACCTAATATTCCCAGTTGAGAACTCAGGTTCCATTGATGTACTCATTGCAGTCCGTTGGAAACCTTTAAGACCTTCGCCAGAATCAGTCACAGAAGTTGTGATGAAAAAAGCGTCAGTGTCTGTTAGATGATGATTAACGCTGTAACCGCCTGATATCATACCAGTTGATTTTATTGCATTAATATCATTGTCAGCTGTTCCAACTCTGTTGGCACTTTGCATTAATCTTTCAGCTACAAAAACCAACTGTGAAGGAATAATTAACTTTGAAGCCATAACATTGATGTTCAAACCGCGATCATCAGTTAAAGTTCCAATGTCAACCAAAGCTGCTTCTAACGAAGTTTCATTCAAATCCGCCATAGTTGCAGCTCTGTTCGCATCAGTACCGCCACCCGCTAATGGGTGAGCTGTATTAATCAACGAAACGCCATCGCCACCTGTATGACTTGAAGAAAACGCATTATTCAAAACAGCTGCCGCTGTGGTTTCTTTTGAGTGAGCCATTGATCTCGCGAGAGCTTTAGTATATCGCTTCCCGAGGGAGTCGTATAAGTTATCTTCTATTGCTTCCTCGGTTAGAGCAAATGCCAATGCAACAGTTGAGTGGTTATAACGTGCTGTATAACTCTCAGTTGCGTTGTCAAATGAAACGCCTTGTCCTTCAGCTTTGTCAGGTGCAGCACCAAAACCTACAATCAAAACTTCTTCTTCAAACGCTCTGTCTGAATTTTCCATTGAGAAAATTTCGCTGTACTCTTGACCATGCTGGTCATATTCCATTCCAAACAAGCTGTTTAGTCCGGGTTCTAGCTCTTTGCTAAGTTGCGCGCGTGATATCGCCATATATTTCTCCTATTAAGCTAGACCGTCAGCGCCAACGCCCATAACGTGATTTTGAATCACACATAGTACGTTAGTATTGGCTGTCGCCACATCTGAGTTTAAAGGATCCTGAGAAATATCAATCGCTTTTAAAGGCAATGTTGCAGTAGTAGCACCCGTTGAGGTGTCTAGTTCTGCATTTGATCTTCCAGAATATGTATCGCCAACTGGTGACTGCTCAACAACATCGAAATTTCCGAACAAATCTGCGACAGGGAAAGCCTCATCAGATTGCACTTCAAAAACAACATTCGGATCATCAACTACGTTAGCTACTATGTCAGAGGCAGATATACTACCCGGATAATAGTTACTGAAAACAGTTTCGCCTGAAGTTGGATCTGTGTAAGAGACTCCATTAAATACTCCAATAATTGGAACTGTTCCAGCTGCCGCATGACGACCTAATACTCCAGCGGTAAGTTGTGTTACCAAATCACCTTGAAATATTGGTGTGGTGGCTCCGCTTGCTATTCTGTAACGACTTTGACCGCCAGAATAGGGCGCACCGCCCATCATACGAACAGGTTTACAACCAAAAGCAGCGTCTTTATTCGCCATTTTCTTTAACTCCTGTAATTAAAATTAACTACTTCTGGATTTCCCAAAAGTAACTTGATTGTCTCGTTTTGAATCGTATTTCACATATTTACCATCTTTGTTGGCATCATTAAACATGGTGTTATCCAATGCTTGAGTATTTTTTCGAGTTTTATCTGCAAAATACTCTCTGCGTTCATTAACAGTTTCAAGTGGCATTTTCATCAAAATAAGCCCTTCGTTATGTACAACGCCAGCTAATCTACCTTTATCATCTCCAAGCGTTGGAAGTTGCCAATCTGCTGGTAGTTCTTCACCCATTACGAGATCCCAACCTTCGCGCAGACGATAATGTATATTATTAGCATCCTCTTTGCCTAAAATTGATTCCCTCACCCACCTATATTCATAACCTTCTGGCGGTGCTGGAGTTTCTAGTTTTTTAACTGGTGTCCATGGTTTTCTACGAGCTTGTTTATCGTGGGTCTCGGATTCACGCGTGTGTTTAGCTAAATCTTCTAAGCCTGACATTATGATACCTCTCTTTTAGAAATTTTTAATTTTTCTTTTGCGACTGATCTTAACCACGCATCTTTTTCCATATTGAGTGGTTTTAATTTCATCACACGGTCCATTTCAGACTTACTGAAAGTTACGCCATTCTTTTTTCCCTGTGTTTTTTGCCGACTCCCCATGGAAGTAGATGCCACTCTTTGCACAGCGGGTTGAGCATCGTTTGATTCAGCATTTTTTTTAGATTTTTCCAAATTAGGATAAACCTTAAAAACTCTTTTGTTTAAAGCATCATAGTAATCATCAGAATCTGCCTCATACCCTTCATTCACCAAATTAAAATGTTGAAAGTAAGCATATTGAGTTGCTTCTGTACTGGTTTGATCGCTATTATCTCCATACCAAGTATTTTCACTTGCCCAGTTTTTTGCTTGTTCAGTAGGTTGTACTTGTTGCTGGACAGGTTGTTGTACTTGTTGTTGTTGTACTTGTTGTTGTTGTTGAACAGGCTGCTGTTGTCTATTTTTAGCAACTCTCAATTTTTCTTTTTGAATTGAAAGATCACTTTTCAAAGTATCAGCTTTAGACATTAATTCAGCGTCACCCGAAACCACAGCTTTCTTGTACAATTCATCAGCTTGGCTCTCTTTCGCATTAATTGACTGTTCTTCAGCAACCAAAATATTACTTGATAAGTGTTGTGTTTGATTTAATAACTGTTGATTTTCAGCGTGTTTTTCAGCCAATAATCTTTCAGCTTGAATTGCACGTTGCTCAACTTCTTTATTACGCTGGTTGAGAGTGTTGATACGTTTACTGACATTTTTAGTATATTTATCTAGCTCATCATCTGAATCTACTGCGGAATTAGTTTGCACTGCATCATCAACGATAGAAATTTGCGGTTCTTCTTCTTGTATTTGTTCATTTATCTCAGTCATTAAGCTCACCTATAAGGAAATTA